TAAATCTTTATATCCAAATCCCACTTTCACTCTAGAAGATATTTCATTATATTTAGAGTTATCCCAATAATATTTCCCCTTTCCTCGAAAATTCAATAAAGAAAAGTAATTTTTATATATCGATAACTTCTTTTCAGCTACACCTACATAAGAAAAACCCTCTGCACTTTCAGGCTTTGATGTACTCTTCCAATTTGCAGTATTAACACCTAATTTAGGAGAATTATTAATATTTGACTCATTTAGATAAACAATGCCACCNTAATTTTTATATATCGATAACTTCTTTTCAGCTACACCGACATAAGAAAAACCCTCTGCACTTTCAGGCTTTGATGTACTCTTCCAATTTGCAGTATTAACACCTAATTTAGGAGAGTTATTAATATTTGACTCATTTAGATAAACAATGCCACCATTAAATGACCAATCATTCTGATGATTGATTAATTCAGAATATTTATTAATAATATCAATTATATTATCATTCAAATTTTCGCTTTTCAGTTTATCAAATTGTTCTAATGCCGCCTCATTCTCTTTATTTTCAAATAATGCAATTGCTAACTGTAATCGAGCAAATACTAATTTAGGATTTCTAGAAACTAAACTTCTATATAATGATATTGACTTATCTAATTGTTTATTCTTACGAGCAATAATAGCATTACCCCATATTAACAATTCATCATCTTCTTGCTTTTTTTGTTTTTCATAAATAGAAAGTAATAATCCAACACCTTCTACATCATTTCTTATTAATGCAGGAATAAATAATCGTAATAATAGAGTAGGATCCTCAACCAATTGAGCCTCAGTTATCAAATTGTTACTTTTTTTATTATAATCGTCATTCGCAATACTATGAAAACTCAGAAACAGAATAAATAATAGACAAAATCTGAATTTACAATTCAATATAAAATTCATAAATAAAGAAATAAACCCAATGAGTTATAACATTAAAGAAAGAAATGCTATATGATAAAATTCACAAAGTAAATATTCTTACATTAATTAAATCTTATAATCTTTTAACAATGATATTAGTTGTTTTTTAATTTTATTAAAATTATTTGGCTTGAACAAAAAAACCAATTATTTAACTTAAGAAAGGATATAACAACACAATCATTTGATTAAATAATCAATATCAGCACTAAGCAATATACTTTATATCAGATATTTTTGTATTAATCTCAGCCCACACTGTAATTAACTAAAATTTTAAAAATTATAATATGATTATAATTCAATAGAAATCTTTACTAATTTTCTTAAATTTTTAGCTATATATTATAATTAAATTCGCAATAATATTAGTAAAAAAACTGATATTCATAAAAAAAACCCGTATAAATACGGGCTAAATTTTAATAAACGTAATGTTAAGATTTTCAAATGAAAACCTGATGAACAAAATATTAATACAATACATTAAAGACATAATCAATAATAAAAAATGACATTCAAGAATTTCATTTTATTTTTAATATTAAAGTTAATTTTTTATTATAATTATATACCCAAAATAGAAATAACCAGTATAAATATCTCTCAACAAAGTAGAACCAAATGATAATAGAAATCAATATCATTTGCAGGTGTTTTATCATTTGATAAATAGTAAAAAAAAAGCAAGGTGATCAATAAATAAGCAAAAATTTTTATTAATTATATAATCTATAATTTCATTATTAACACAATATTGAAATATCGAATAAATAACCACCACACAAAAAAACAACACAACCAATTGAAAAAAAAACAAAAAAACACACCACCGCCCTCATAAGATGAAATAAACAATATAAAAACCGTATTTTTTATAGCTAAAAAAATTTTTTTATTTAAACTAAATTAATCTTATAACTTTTTGCTCTATCCAGTTTAGTTGCAAGATATTTATAATCGGGACAATATCATGAATACATTGAATTACATCATCAGTAAAAAAATAAAACAAAAAAGAAAAGAACTAAAATTAACCGGCATACAAATGGGATACTTACTTGGAATAAGTCAACAACATTTTTCTCGATTAGAAAATGGTCACATTAAATTCACCGTAGAGCATATATTTGCTATCGCCTCAATATTAGAAGTTAAACCCGAAAGTTTATTACCAACCCACAATATAGCCAAAGCTGAGGCAATTTCATGGGCAAAAACAGTATTATCAGCCGAGACGACTTTACGATGAAATAAAATAGACTAACTATTTATTACATATTAAATAAATAATATATCAATACACACCCATTTATAGTTACACAGAATAAAAACTTAGTACTACTTAAATATTTTATATCATTCACATTTTTGACTAAAAATAATGTGAACCATTGAGGACATAAAAGGGGATACGTTGCTCTACATGATGTTGCCGATGAGCATCACGTATTCGTTCGCTCACAAAAATCTGTTTTCCCCGAAAACGTATCCCCGTATTGCGCTTGGCCCAATCAATATGGTCATCCTGATAAGACGCATTCACAAACTGACTTGTTGCACAGACTAAAGGCAAGCTATATGGAGTCTCTACACTCCCCTCCCGTAATAACAATGCCATTGATTGTCCTCGGGTAAAAGGCAGATAGTCCGTATTAAAGACCAGTGTTCCATCTTCACTGTACAGTGATAACCCCCAACGTCTCTTCGGGGTCAAAACCATTCCTGAAACGAAAACACACACATAAATGTCTGTTTGGGCTGAACTGTATAATTGCTTTTTATGCGCTAAATAGCTCACTTCCGCTTGAGGGTTGGTGGCATGATAAAACACAACACACTTATCTAAATGCGGTAATGTTGTCGGCAAAGACCAATAGCGCCCGCCTTCAAGGTGGATTTTTTGTCGAAACACACAATAAGTCATTTGTGTATTACGTGTAATCGCACTTCGAAATCCCTGAAAGGCCCCATACCACTCCACACCATACGTTGGTTTTGTACTATCCGGTAACGGGATACCATAAATATCGACCACCATATTGGCTCTTTTGGCCATCTGTGGGTCTTGAACCTGAACATTGTCATAAACATACTCATAACGTAATACAGGCCCTTCCATTCGGATATGCGTTATTCCCTGAAAATACGCATAATCATTCACCGCCATATACACAGAAGCCACTCTTGGGATGGCGAACGCCTCATACCCCATGGCTTCATGAATGACTTTGCTCCGTGTTTTTTTCGGTTGTCGATAATGGGGCCAATCTTCTGGCCCTATCTGATAAGAGGTTAAATAACAGAGAATTTGCGTATCACGCGTTAAACGGTAAGGTTTACCGCCTTCAACAGGAAAAATTTCAAGACCATACATAAATCAATTCCCTAGATAACCGATTTTCATCACAAGGCGTTTTTTCTCATCTTTGACGACCAATTGATTATTGGTGATATTTAATGCCCCATTACCACCCGTAAAGCGGAAAATATTGTTTTTTGCATCCAATAAAAAGCCATTCCCTTTATCAAATCCCGATGATTTAAAATAATTGAGTACTACTAGTTTCTGTATCCACGCTTTATCCATTAAGGCTTCATGAATAACCACCTGTCCATTCTTCACAACAAACGGTGTCACCACTTTGCCGTTTAATGACGATATCACCGCAAAGTTTTGGGCATTAACCAGAAATTGGCTATTTCCTTGCGCATTAAATCCTAAGCCAATGCCGGTAATGACTTTATTCCCTTTGCTATCTTGCTGAACTTTCATTGTCCATGATGCGGAGATTTTGCCATTTAAGTTTGTAACCACTTTCGAGGTTTGCTCTATTTTGGCTGAACTTGTACCCACTTGGCTTTCTAGGCGAGTGACTTGCTGAGCGGTAGCCGTCATTTTTCCATCGATATTCGACACTCGCGTATTTAACGCATTTACCGCACTGCTATCAGCTTTCCCCTTAAGATTTGAATTGAGCGTTGAAATCTCTTGTGCTTGCGCTTGCTGTTTCGAGGTGAGGGTTTCTAGTGATTGATTAATCGCGGAAACATTCCCATTCATCCGTGTTTCCAATGACTGTCTGGCTTTCGCTTCCGCTTGGTCACCTGTAACTCGCGCTTGCTTCTCAGCGGAGATGAGTCCTGCGGTGACTTTCGATAAATCATTGCCAGTATAATCACCACGAAGTTGAGTAGCTAAGGATTGCCGTTGTTGCGCTTCAGTTTTATCCGCATCAATACGCGCTTGTTGCTCTTGTTTGATTGCAGCGGCCTGTGCTTCTGTTGCCGTTGAAACTTTATTCATCCGCTCAGCCAGTAATTTTTCTGATTCCTCCCGTTTTTTTTCACTTTCTTCAATCGTCGCGCCTTGCCTCATTGACTCCTCTAAAAGCTTGTCGTGATTTATCCTCATTAGCTCATGTAATTCTGTAATATCGATTTGGTTAGCTTTGCTGTTAATTTCACCCAATAGGTCTTGTGCGAGTTGATCTCGACTAATTTGCCCCGCTAATTCCTCAAGAATTAAATCCGTTTGAGAAGAGCAAGTCCCCGAAGCTTCCACAAAAGGTGATTTACCATAGCTGTTGATTGTTCGAACATAAAAATAATAGGTATGTCCTGCTTTTAAACTCTCTTGCGTCCAGAAATTCCCTTGGCCAACTTTGTTTGTTTTAGTGATCACTTCATTTTCAGAAAGATCAGCGAGCTTTTCCTCACTAAACCAAAACTCAAAGGTATAACCAAAGACAGCGCTATCGCCTTGTTTCGGTGCAATGGTCAGATTAAATAAGCCAGAGGTAACATCAATATGCTCAGGAGGCGGTGGCGCTTGAATGGCAAAGTCACTGATAGCAGGTGCCGACATCGCACCGGCCACATTTGTTGCTCTAACTTCAACACGATAAGTTCCTCGCGCTAATCCGTTAATATCAACACGCTCAGCCGGCACCTGAATAGATTGAATCACTTTACCATTTTGAAGGATATTAACCGTATTATAGCGCACATCAGACGCCACATTCTGCCAAGAAAGTGTACCTTGTACGATGTCACTGACGGCAAGTGGAACAAAGGTAAGATTAATAGGGGAAGCAACACCACCAGTGGGTAAACTCACAAATGGTGGACGCTCAAACGATTTGCCAATCACATCTTCATATAAATAGGCACCATCCTCTTCCAACGTTAAAGCCACACCGTCTAAAGCATGGAAAGACCATTCGGCAATACGAAATTCCAGTCCACTAATCCCCAAAGAAGGTAATGCTAAAAGCACAACTTCCCCCGGGCGATAAGCATAGCCGTCTAAGTTCATCGTAAGTTGAACTCGTCTTCCCGCTTTCTTTTTGCGAAGATATTGGCGAGCTAATCGTTGGGCTTGATAAGGGCTGGTGACAAAACGATAGTCGATATTCTCCCGAATTTCTAAGCCATCCTCTTTCACCCATTCGTCCACAATCACAGGCGTGAAGTCGGTTTTTGTGTACAACTGTTCGGCATCAATAAATGTGCCATACACCGCATTGGTCGCGTCTTTTAAACCTGTTTCAGGGGTACAGGTGACAGAGCCAATCAATTGTGTTTCGGTGATGGTTTTTATTGCCGGCCCATAATAAGCGCCGATTTGAATACCGTGTTTTCCTGCGGTGAATGTCGGTTCCGCGTTGATGCATTTGTGCATCGCTTCCAAGACACTCGATGGACTCTCATTTAAGTCATAGGCACCATTAAGGGTATATCGCGACTCAAATCCACCTTCTGGTAGACTCACTTTTTCATCACATAAATCGGCCGCCTGTTTAAAGCTGTCAAAATCAATATCTGTATCAGGTACTTTTAAATAATGACGGTAATAATCCAAAATGACTAAAGCCCCATTATTACTCCACTCGGTTTGCCCAGTGCGAGGATCAAACAGATGTTTTCCCCAAACTTCACATTTCACATTGGGTAATCCATAAGGGAATTTTTCTTGGTCAAACGTGAGTGTCACACGTAACCACGCCAGACCTCGACCAATCATATCCTCTTTCCATGATGGGCAATTTTTTAGCATAAAGGGATCGACATCTTCTCTGCTATTATGTAACTCCACTTCAACAACAGGTGCCGTGATTTTTAAACTCTTCAACCAAAGGTGTTTGACTTCATGAACGGTATATTCACCAAACGTCTCAATTAAATCGTCCCCTAACCAAATCTTCCCGATTTTTTCTATGGGGTGCCCTGCCAACGCTAATGCCAGTGTGATTTTTTCGTTTTCATCTTGTTCACCCGCCTCTTCTTCGGCAAAGAAAAGCAAACCCGATATCACTGTTTTTCCGACGATCACGGTTTCAGGCGCAGACGATGAACGTAACATCTGTTTGCGTTCACTGGTATCTCGATAATTCATGGAAGGCAGTTTAGGCTTAAAGATAAGCGAACCCGCGACTTGAACCGCGACGCCTGCTGCCATCAGTGCCATGCCTATCGCCGAGGTCACGCCTCCGGTAAATAGCCCCGCAATCATTAAGCCAGCACCCACGACTTTTGAAATTAATCCACCACTCCCACCCATTATTCCACTCTCCACGCTTTGATTGGGTTAATCTGCACTGGCTTCACGCCTTGTGGGGTTACCCCCCAATAATGCCCCGCCCAGGCCACGGCTAAACAGTCACCGTCCTCACCTTTAAACAGTACGAGGTCGCCACGCTGAACGCGCTCAATCTCAATGGATTTGAAATAGCGTGATACGGCTTTCTCTAAGGAGCCAAATTTGGATTTGATAAGATTGAAAGCTTCAGCTTTAGTTTTATAGTGATTGAGATAAGGCTTTATTGGCGAGAAACCACATTGTGCGTAAATACATTCAGAGGCAAAAATACAACAATCAAATTTGCCCCATGAAAAAGGGCGACTCATCGCCGCCCTTATGGTTTCAGGTAATTTAAGTGTCCAGTTAGGTTGTTTCATTATCAAAATGCCTAAAAACAAAAAAGCCGGCATAATGCCGACTTTTATATTCTCTGTTTATCTTTTAACTAAAAACGATAGCCAAGACCAAGCATCCATGTGCCCACTTTAACATCATCTAATTTAGTGTATTCGTAAGAAGCATCAATCGCGATATTAGGATGGGGGTTAAATTGAAGACCCGCACCATAAGCGAACGCAGATTTACTTTGACTTTCTTTCTCATGATAACCGAAGCCTTTTAATTCTACTTCGGCTTTACCGTGAGCAACCCCCAATAAACCATAGGCACTAACATAATCATTAAAACGATAAACAGGCCCAGCAGTGAATGAATAATAGTCCAAATCTGCAGTTCCAACAGATTGAGAACCGAAACGATAATCATACCCTTGATGCGTATATGCAAAAGAGCCAATCATTCCCCACTGATTATCGAATTCATAACGATATTTGACGTTAAAGCCTTTAGGATTTTCTTTTAGTTTATCGCCATCTGCTTTGACATGACTTTGTGCATAACCTAATGAAAGTGTATTTTCACCTACGGCTTGTGCATTTGCCGCACATAGCGATAGACTGGTCATAACTAAAGTAACTAAAAGTTTTTTACTCATTTTGTTTCTTCCAACAATTATTTATAAATAAATGATGGTGCATCTTTCTTGCTGCCCCAATAAATGGCCCGTTCAGCCATTTGAGCAACATAACGAAAGATACGATCCCCTTGCCTTCTTGATGACCACGACTCATCAGTAAACCGATCAGGCAAACCAATTGACCATCGCTCAAATCGATTTGAGATATTAACACATACGGCATTCTCTTCACCAGACACCACATTGATCGATGTGATTTGTCCAACAAATAAGATTTCAGCAAGCAACGGTTTCCCCTCTTCGCCGATGGCGACCATCATCAACCGGACTTCGCGTCCTCGACTTTGCTCATTCATCACCATCCCCACCAGCGATTTATCAAAACCCGCTAATTTAAGCTGTAATTGTGGAGGGCTGGTTGTCTTGTTTTCTTTCAGCTGACTGATTTCGCCTAAACTTCCTACACCTAAATAGGTTTCCCCCGCAATAATCAGTTGCCCAACACCGGTATGCACACAGGTGACGCCTGATTTCAAATCGAGTCTGGCAGCTAAAACGATATAAGCCCCTTCATTAATCGCGTTGACCATGGCATCAGAAAATGGATGATATTGCATTAGTACAACACCTCCTCAAAAGATAACGTGATATGGGTATACCCCAAGCGACGATGCTGAAATTTACCCTGTTCATTATCAACGAGCCGAAAAACTCCAAAAGGACGCTCAACTTCGAGCATTTCATTGACGGTAGGTGATGTTCTTAACATCGGCGAAATAAGAATAATGGCACGTCCTTGATTATCACTGACCACATCCGCCACCACCATTTTGAGTTCATTGCCCACAGTTAAACGATCCCCTTGCTGTAACACTCGCATATTGCGCTTCCAGTCCTTTGTTTCTAGCCGATTACCTAATTGGCTTGGTATTGCAATACGAGGCGAACCATATCCATAACGCCCTTTTCTTATCCAACTGGCTATTTTGACTCGCCCCGACATCCCATCCAATGAAGCCACCAGCGCTTCTAACTGGCGCGATTTCTCTTCATTTAAATTATTGAATGTCAGCTCACAACGCCAACGACTTCCCGGAAAGCGTACCGTTTGGCTACTTCCATTAAACGGCGAGGTAAAGGTTTTGCTGTTACTCAATAATTGCCAGTTCTCTTGTGTGGGGATCACTTCTTTTGGCCATTCAAGAATAGACATTTAAACTCCTAATGTTCTACGTGCTGCGCCATTACTTTGAAAGTCTTGTAACATCATCGCGTGAGCTTTCTGTGCGCCGGCCTCTGTCCCTTGTTGTGCGGCTTCCTTCATTGCCTGTGCAAGTACAGCGTCACCATTTCCCGTCACCGTAATATGATTGACGACCGTCATTTGCACCCAACCCNATCATCGCGTGAGCTTTCTGTGCGCCGGCTTCTGTCCCTTGTTGTGCGGCTTCTTTCATTGCCTGCGCAAGTACAGCGTCACCATTTCCTGTCACTGTAATATGATTAACGACCGTCATTTGCACACCACCTGCACGGGCTAACGTCGGTTGCGGTGTAACGGGTATTCGTCCTGCGACCGCCCCCACAAAGCCCCCTGAAGCATAACCTTGCGCCGCATGCATTAAGCGATAGAGATTGCCGACACCCAATTTAGCCGTCGCTTCTTTGGTAAAAACAAACTCACCACCATGCACAATCCCTTTAGGTTCGAATTTTCCTCCATGCCCCGTATAGCCACCGTAAGCATGCCCTTTGCTCATCCATCCCATATCAAAGCCCATTGCCTGCCCGCCTGCTTCAATGGCTTTGAAAATCAGCATTTTCATCACCATTCGAGTGATATCGGAAATCACCGCATTGGCAAAATCTTTAAAGCTTCCTTTGCCCGTTAAAGCAAAATCGGCTAATGCATCAGACATATTATTAAGGGCATTGGTGGTGACGTTTCTGACGTTCTCCATTACATCCATAGCCGACTCACTGAAATCCGATAAGCCTTGTTTTAATCCCACCATCGGATCGCCTTTCATGGCCTCTCGCTTCCTCAGCTCTTCCTCAATCTGCTGCTTAGTGAGTTCGACATTGCGTTGTAAATTCGCCAACTCTTTTTCGCCTAAATCCACACTGGCTTGCTGATACAGCACATCTATCTGACGAAGGGCATTAAGCTTTTCTTGCTCTGCGCGTGATTTTCCTATCAAGGTAGTTTCAAATTGCATCTGCTCAATTTCTTTACCGCGATCATAAGCAAATTGCGCAACCGAGTTGGCTCGCGCTAAGTCATCAATGGCTTTCGCTTTTTCTTTTATCGTCTCAATCGCTTTGGGATCGATTTTTAAGATGGCATCAAACTTATCTTTGTTCTGTTTGATATCAGCTAAGGCGGATGTGTACTCATTAAAAGAAGAGGTAGTGCCATACAGCTGAATGCTTTGTCCATCCGCAATCAGTGAGGCTTGTTTTTCCTCTAATTCTGTCAAGATTTTGGTGTACTGTTTGGCATAATCAATCGTTGATTTATGACTGGGCTTATACGTCTGTTTGGCTTGCAGTGCCAGTTGTGCCTCAATTTCCGCTTGTAAGGCTTTATCGTAGCCTTGCATATCTGGCGTAATTTTGCGTGAGGCCAATACATCTTCTGCATTTAATTTCGCTAATGCCTTCCCTGTGGCTTGCGCTTTTGCCACTGAACGTTGCGATTTTTCAATCGATTCATCAATCTGTTTAGCAATCGCCGTGGCGGCATTCACTTGGCTATTTGTCGCCTGAAACGTGATATCAATGAGTGATTCATATTCAATGCCTAAACTCTTTAAACTCGCCTTAAGTGAATTGATAACGGCATCAACATTTTGTAACTCAGTGGCATAGCGTTTATATTCAGGAGCTTGATCGCCCACTTTTTCTTTGAGTGTCGCCAACATATTTTGCATATTGGCTCGCTGACGCTCTAAGTTATTAACTTGCTCTGCATATATCCCCATCGCAGCATCAAGCTCTTTTTGCTTTTCAGCCACTCGTTTAAGGTATAAATCCCCCACACCTTGTTCAGTAAACGCCTTTTCACTCTCAACGCTGTATTTTGATAGATCTTGTAAGGAAATAACCTGTTGTTTAAGTTCCTCGATTTTCTCCAATTGCGCGTTAATGCCCGATGAAACTTTGCTTAAATTCGCCACTAACGTGGCATTGCTCATTTTGTTTAACGCTTCTGTTGATGTATCAAGGGAATTAGCAAATTCAATCGATTCTAACTTGGCTTGTTTGACATTTTCGCTGTATTCATACAATCCCATGCCCAATGCCGCCACACCTGTCAACACTAATCCAATAGGGCCACCCGCCAATCCCATAACACTGTTGAGCGCTCGCCCTGCCACCGTTGATTGACGCCGAGCGGTCGTTAATGCACGTTGAGCAACGTTTTCTGCGGTTAATGCCTGTGTATAATTTAGCGAGGCTGTTCTTGCGAGTGATTTTGTGGCGATAAGGTTATCGAGTGCTATTTTTTCCTCGTTAGTGCCTCTAGCAACTTGATATTCCATTTTGGCTCTATTGAGCGCCGATGTGGCGGCTTCTTTATCCGCCCATGCCTTCCTCACGGCACTGGTTGCTGCCACACTGTTTGCCTCTGCACTCTGTAATGTGGCTTTGGCCTCATTCAATGTAGCCTGGTTTTTCAGATAAGTGGCTTTCGTCCATTGAGAGAGTTTTGCTATCAATGCCGTGACGGCGATCCCTTCAACCACTTTAGCGACTAACGATAGATTATCGGCAAGAGTGGCCATCCCTGTGGTAAAAAGCTGAGTCGCACCTGTACCTTGATTCGCTTCACCAATAAATTTTGTCATCGCCGATTGAAGATTGGTGAAACCTCGGCTAACGGTTGTCACACTGGTAGCAAATTTTTTATCCACACTGTCGGCTGCACGTTCTAAGGCTTGAATGACTTTCTCTATCGTCATTTCACCGTCTTGGGCTTTCTTTTTTAAATCCCCCATGGAGATCCCCATGCCTTCTGCGATGGCCTGTGCTAAACCAGGGATTTGCTCGATAACAGAATTTAAATCTTGCCCACGTAACTGACCTACTGCTAATGCTTGGCCAAACTGAGTTAACCCCATTGCAGCAGAGGCAGCACTGGCTCCTGAAAGAGAAACCGCTTTTGATACAGTTTCAGTGAGTCCAGCCACTTTTTGCTGACTTAAGCCTAAGCGATCGGCATTATCTGCAAAACGTTGATAAACCTGTGCTGTGGCATCCAATGATTGATAGGTTTTTTGGGCAATGTCATAGACGGCTTGTGTAGCTTTATTTAACTCGACGGAGCTTTCTGTCACCAGTTTTAAGCGATTCTGTAATTCCGTCCAACTATCAGCATAATTAATGACTTGATGAATGGATAACGCACTTGCTGTGACACTCGCAAAACGGGCAAAAAGTGCCGAGGATTTTGCGGTTTGCGATACCATTCGCTCTTGCTGTACGGTGATAGCTTGAAGACTGACGCGAATACTTTGCCCAAATTGTTCTGTTTGGCGCTGGCTACGGTTGATCGCATTTGTGAAATTTGCCGTATTCAGCGTCAAATCAATATTTAATCGACCTAATGCGCCAGCCATAAAAACTCCTTAAAACAATAAAAAAAGCCCCAATAAAGGGGCTATCGATGTGCTAAGATTTGATCTGTGACCGTATCCCACCTTTCTTCTGTGGTTTTCTTTTGCCATATAGGCATAAAATCCATCAATTCCGGTGGAGACGTTTTCGGATCACGATTTATCATCGCGAGAAGATGTGCCACTTGTGCCATCCGATAATCCTCTCGCCATAAACCAAAGGGCTGTTTGCGATAAAAGGCTTCATATTCACACAAGTGGCTTTCGGGCATTTGCTCGATTTCCGCGAGCGTTTTTCCCAGTGCCAACGACAATATCAATTGAAATTGTCGTCGGTCTCCAAGTTTTTTTCGTTGTTCCCCGCTTCAGCCGTAAACACCGCATTAGAGAACCCTTGCCCTAGACGATTAAGACCTTTTAAATCTGCTTCATTTTCAGCATCAAAAAGCAGTTCCCCTTTTTCATCACACAACTTAAAGGCCAGCATTCTGGCGACATCATATTCATCGTAGACACGATTTATCGCCTCATTAAATTGTTCGGGATCGTCTTCATCTAAATAAATATCCTGCGCCTCAGCGAGCTTGATTTTAATTTGACGAAGTTTGCGCTGAATGTAATTCATGGTGCCAACATCCAGCTCTTTGACATAAAAGGTGTTGTCTAAATAAGTAAAAGGCGTCACTTTCAGTGCTTGGTTTAACACTAATTCACGCAATAAAGCGTTAGACATAATCACTCCTAAAATTTTTTATCGAGAAGGGAGAAGAGAAATAATGAAAGAGGTGAATTAAGGGTTATTTCTTCACATTCAAATAATCACGGCCAGACAATTTAATCGAGATCCCCGAATCCATCATTTGCCCTACACTGCCATCAATGTTCATACCCGTTTCGACGGAGCCGTAATAAAACATGGAGCCTTCATCTCGTGTTAAGACCATTTTCACTGCGAATTTTTCTTTGCTGTTTTCATATTTACGCAAGAGCCGCTGCACATCGCTGGAGCTATAACGTAAGAAAAAGGTCAATTTAATTGAGCCGTATTCCGTATCGCCGGATTCATATTCCTTACCATCACTGCAAATGGTGGTGACATCGATTTGTTCAGTCGTTGAACCGTCTTTGCTAAAGCTTTTCACCGCACAAAAATTATTAGACCATTGAATACGTTGTGCTTTGGCGTTTGCAAAATCCGTGGGTAACGTTTTATCACTCCAATCCACTTCGTCGCACAGGGTCACTTTATTGCCATCAACCTGTGCAATGGGAAAACGCCCATCTAACTCCCCTAAACCCGATAACATAATCATGTCATCCGCTTTCAGTTTATTATTGGCGATGGTAATGGTTGCGGGTGATAACGTCGCTTCCGTCACGGTCATCGCCTCTCCTAAGCCTGTTTGCACAAAGATCTTCGTGCCGAGGAAAGGCGTCGCTTTATGGTTTTTTGACTTTGCCATATCCATTCCTTATTTATCTGATGAAATCATTAATTCAAGAACAAGCCGATGCAATTTGACATCCGCTTCATACCCAAAGACCGCATTCACCCGTTGTGCAAATGGGATTGTCGCAACAATCTGAGCCTCGATTTTTTTACGCAATACCATCAGAGGTTGTGGCTGTGGCGCATACACATCAAGTTGCACGCGATAGTTATCTAAATCCGCATCCTCCAGCGCACTGTTAGGCGTGATGCTGGCAAACTGGATCACAATGGCGGGATAATGCCCTTTGTCTTCGGGTAATACCTGAAAAAAAACCCTTCCATCGACAAGCGGTGAAAGGGTCTCTTTTAATTGCTGTATCATGGTCTCTACCTTGCTTTTTCAATATCCTCTTTGAGTGTTTGAATAATCACTTTGGCCGTTGCTTCCTTTTTTGCTTCAAAGCTGGGGCGCATAAACGGTTGTGCGGGCATCTTGGCGGTACCAAACTCGACAAACCACCAATAAAACGGATCATTCGGGTTCAATGCCGCACTTTTTCCCGTTACCTGTTTAAAGGCAGACACCTTTTTACCCGATAATGATTTCACCCAAATACGTGTTTTGACTTGCCCATTGCGCTGCACTTTCGTTTTAGAACGAATATTGCGCTTGATGGTGCCTTTGCGTCGATGCGGTACCTTTTCCTTAAGGATAGGTACTCGATGTTTGATTTCTTCTTTTAACGCCGAAGCCCCTGCGTTCATCGCCTTACGCGCGCTTTGATTTCTGGTTTTACGGGCAATGTCTTGCATTCGTTGAGCGAGTTCAGACAATCCACTGATTTTAATTTCATCCATCATTCACGCCCTCTTTGCACATTAATTGAAGCTCACGATGACGCTCATCAGGGTCAATAATCGAAATAATATTAAATATTCGCTCCCCCCATACAATACGCATCGAGGTATCAATATCAGCGATATAACGAATAAGAATTCGCGTTGTGGCCTCACTTTGTACTTGCTGGGCTTGAAAATATTCCCGTCCTTGATAAGGCATGATCGCTGCACGTACTTTGGTCGCATGATCCGTCCAAATCACATCACTGCCACTGATGGCATCGGGCGCTAATACTGATTTTTGAATATGAATAGTGTGGCGTAATCGTCCTGCACGCATAAAACCTCCTACAACCCATAAATCCGGTAAGGTTGAAGTAGTGCGGTGACCGCAAAAGGTTGTGTAGAAAAAGCTTGCCCCGAAATCACCCCCTCACGATTTTCATACCATTGCGCAATTAATAAGAGCATTGCCGCAATCACATCATCCGTTAAGAACAAGGCTTCAGGATCTTCTTGTGCTTTATCCATCTCCTGAGTTTTATGTAATGTTCGACGCGTGTAATTTTCAACATATTTCACAGCGGAACCGATATACAGCGTCAATAAATTATCGTCATCCGTAAAATCAGGATCGATATTGCAATGCTGTTTCACCAATTCGAGAGAAAGCATTATTTCTCCTTTTTCGCCTTAATATTTTTTTTCGGTTCAAGTTCAGGTTCAGGTTCAATAACAAGATGTGCTTCTTCCTGTTCTTTGGCATAGCCTTTTTGGATTAACTCCCGTCCATGTTGCTCTAAGGTATCAATCTGCTCGCCTTCAAGCACCACACGTCCCTCAAAATAAATGACTCGTAAGATGACTAATTTCATATCACCTCCAAAGAAAAAGCGGCCATAAAGACCGCCTTAGTTACATTAATCACTTGATGTTGCTATCGTAAAATTACCGTAAACAAAGGCTTCTGGACGCTTGATCGCCAAAGCAAGACGCTCTTCACAACGGATAGAGATCATGTTTTTCTCAAAATCATCGGCGTTTTCCGTTGAAATCACCACATTCGTTTCTTCACGGTCAAAGAGCTGTGCCCCCGCATTAAATGCCCCTGTTAAGAATTTCCCTTTAAACGCGGGGGTTTCTGTTGCCACAACCGGTAATCCCCATAAGGTCGGTCCTGTTAATGCGGAAGGATTAGCCAAAATATAACGCCCCAAAGAGTCTTTGGTT